TTCTTGATTTTCTGTAGCATGAGCACGATCAGGAGCCATTATTCCAAAAATTGTTAAGCACAGTCCCACCCCAAAGGCTAATATTAGTCTTCGTTTGAGATTGGTCAATTGAGTGGTGGTCTCCTATGTGTAATTATATTAGTAATTATACCATTTTTATTCAATAAAAAAGAGGGTAGAAATTAATCTACCCTCAATTTTTATAAGGAGTTGTTAAGCCTTAACCTTTTTCTGAATCTTTAATACAAGATTAGTCAAGGTTGTGATTAATGTCTTAAGTTGTGCAACGGTTACAGTTAATGCAGCCACAGCAGCAAGTGCTTGTGATGCTGAATCAGTTACTGTTGCAGATGCTGACACCTTTACTTGACCTGCTGCTGGTAAATCAGTTCCACCAGTTGCGCTGATAGTAACTGCTCCTGCAGATAATGGCATATAAACTTTGTAAGTTTTTACACCATTTGCGTCAGTTGTAATAGATGTTGCAGTAATGGTATCGCTTGATCCACCAAATGAATAACTTGTAGTAATTCCTGTAGAAGCAAGTAGGCTAGCATATGTCTTTCCAGACAATACTGCACCTGTTGCATCAACTGGTGAAAGAGTAATTGTGGCTTGCTCTCCTGCTACATAGTTTGCTTTATCAAAAGCCAACTTAATAGAAGCAACGGCAGCCTCTACACGCACAGTAACTGTGTCTGCAGAAATTGTTCCACTCTTTACTACTACACCTGCTGAACCAGTCTTAACACCAGCCAAAGAAAACAACGCTGCACCATTAGAGATAGAAGCAGTTGTTGCTGAGTTGCTGATTACTGTAAGATCATTTGAAGTAACTGTTAGTGTTCCTGCTCCTACAACTACGCCAGCAGCATCATATGCTACGGCAGAAATTGCGTCTGCGTTAGAACCTACAGCAATTGCTGGCTTCTTTACAGTTGTAACAACTTTGGCAATGTCACCATAAAATGTTACTTTCTCTGTTGCTAACAATGCTCCAGATTGTGAAGTAAGAGTAATTGTTCCTACGCCAGATGTTCCATCAGAGAATACTCCAATGTAGTTTCCTGCAGGTACAACTAATGATCTACCAAGACCGTTAATTGTTGTATGGTTTGTACCATACCCCAACATACCCGCTCCTGAAATTGTTGCTGTAACAGATTCTGAAGCAGAAGCATTAACAGCATTCTTTTGAGTTAAAACAATAACTGCTGCTGCATCAGATGAGACTGTCTTTGAAGCATATACAGTAGCATCTGTTGTTGCTGAAATTGTTTCTCCAGTATTAATAAAAGATGTTGTATAAGCAGTTGATGCCTTAAGGTCTGGAGCGGTAACAGTAACTGTCCATGTAATGGCAGCAGATGTAACTGAACCAGATGCGCTAGTCAATGTAGGAATAAATCTAACTACATATGATCCAGCGACGGTAGGCACATAAAATGATGATGTCAACTTTGCAGTAACATAACCAGAAGTATTAGTTGCTGGAGATACTGCTGCTGTTTTTGTGTCTGCTGATAGTGCCACTGTTGCGCTAGATGTTTCTGTAACGGCAAACTGTGGAACGCTAGCAGTAGATGGGGCAGATAGTACTGCAGATATTACCGAAACGGTATCTCCAATACTTGTTCCCAAAAATGATACTGATACTACTGCTGTTGCAGTCTCACCAGGATTAATTGTATCTGCTACGGCATCAATGGTGACAACGTCAGCATATACTGTAGCCTGTGTCGGAAGTGCCGACATCACGCCAAGTGTCAAGGCTGCAGCCAAGACTGTGGCAAGTTTTTTTAGTGATATCACTTAATCTTTCTCCTTAAATTAATTTTACAATTGAGGTTTTAAAGATGGTTATCCCCTCATCTAGTAAGACACTGAAGGAGTCGAAATGTTGTTGAAAGTGTTAAAAATAGTAAAAGAACAGTATCTACAATAGACGTTGTTATTTTAATACATGTCTATGTTTATATCAGGAGTAACTTTTATAAAGTGTAATAATCCTACAAAAGTTACTTAAGTTGTTCCTTTTCAATGTATGGACCTGAAGTAAAGGCTGTGAGTTTTGCAGCAATCTCCATAGCCTTCATTGGTTTAGCACCAGCATGCAGAGCACCTAAAGCATATGAAGCCCCAGAACCAACTGCATAGGTTCCATCCATACTTCTCATAACAGCCAAATCTTGATCAATATCAAACAACTCTCCACCAACAGCCATTAAGAATTGAAATCGTAATCCTTCTTTAGATTTGTCGTGGTCCTCATTAAAATCATATCCATTTTCAGTTAAACATTTTCTAAGGGAAGGCATAGCCTTTGCAATCATAAAGTGATAGACATCTTTAGAATCTTTGGCAGTTAATTTTGGTGGATTCCAAATGTGTTGAGCAATATCGCAAGGAGAGACCTCTCCAGAACCAGCAATTATAAAATCGCCACGTTCGGTAACTTTTGCCATTTGTGGATGTCGATAGATGCGACCACTCTCATCCGTTACTTGATTATCTGCAAGTAAGATACAGCGATCTTCGTACTGTACTCCGATGATGGTTGTCATGGGCACCCCTTCAGTAGAAAGCCCCCCAAGAATACCAGATGGTTCTTAGGGGGCCATGGGGGTAAAATGTCCAGTTTATAGTAGTTTGACCAGTTCTGCCCAAGTCTTGGGGCCAACAATTCCATTCGAGTCCAAATTGTCGTGATTGTCTTGAAATGCAATTACAGCCTTCTTTGTGGCTGGGCCGTAGTCTCCATCAGCCATTAGACCAAGAGCACGTTGAACAACCTTGACGTTGTTCCCTTTACTTCCAGGTTTAATAGTTCCTGGGAAGGTTGGTGTCTCTGAAACAGGAACGTTTGCTTCAACTTCGTTACCAACGTAGTTAGGGCGACCAAATCCAACAATAGATACCATGACCTTCTTTTTATTAGATATGTAGCCACGAACCTTTTTACAAACTTCGCCACCATTTCGTTGATCACCTTTTGCAGTTCCTGCAGTATTACCCTCAATGCAGGTAACTGTTCCATCTCCATTGTTAGATACAACAATACCTACGTGAGAAATTCTATCTACACCATCTCCTGGAAAATCAAAATAGGCTATATCTCCTGGTTTTGGAGAGGCATCCTTTGCATCTACCCAGGTGCCCATCTTTCTAAACGCAGTTGCACCAGCCACAGTTGAGACGGTATTAGGAACCTTTACACCTGCCTGATTTGCACACCACATAACAAATGAGCCACACCAAGGTAGAAAGTCTGCCTTAGTAAATTTGCCATACTTAGTCTCATTATCCTTTGGACCTTCAATTGTGCCAACTTCTTTTTCAGCAACCTCAATAATTGCTGCTGCTGTTCCTTTGTCTGCCATATGGCTCCTTTCGTAAAAGGCTATTGTCTCAGTGTGATAGGTTTGGCACATGGCAAAAATTGTAGAACTAACAAAAGATGAGATTCGAGTCTGTGCCCAGTTGGGCATGGAACGCTGGTTAATGAAGTGGGGCAGTGAAGATCGCCCTAACTATGCTGAAGGCAAACGCCAAGGTTGGCTAGAGTATGAGTTAAACGCAAACATCAGATCAAATGTTGCAGAGTATGCGGTTGCTAAACTTTACAAAATGCCATGGACAGTTCCTTGGTATACAAATGAAGAGCATAAGAATCGTATAGATCATCCAGATGTTGGACAAAATATTGAGGTTCGTTGTGTTAGAACTAAAGATGCTATCCCTGTATGGAGTAAGGATGTAAATAAGAACGCCATAATTGTTGGCACTAGAATTTACGACCTAGAGTACTTTTCTTCAGTAGAGATATATGGCTGGCTACCAGTATCAGAGTGTCAGAGAGATGAGTGGTGGTCGCAAGAAAAATCAGGAACTTGTTGGAGAGTTCCAGTAGATCAGTTTAGGGACGGAATACCTTCACTTATTGAAACTGCTTAAAGTGTCCAGGGTGAATATTAGTAGGAACATACTCTTTGCCCATACGATCTTCGTAACTTCCTTTATCAGTAAAGTTAGTAGTCATTGCTAAGTGATTACCTAAGAAGTTTTCTTTTCGTTCACCTAATCCTGGCTGACGATAAACTGTTACGGGCACATGGGAAACGCCCTCTGCCATTGCAGCCTCTAATCTATGATGACCCTCACCAACAACGCCCCACTTATTAGCGTGATCATATGCAACCATAATTGGATTGTTAATACCTTTGCCACTCTTAATGTCGGCCCTAATTCCAGTAACAACCTTAGAACTAGAAGGCTGAGCATCAGCACCAAGACGTCTATGTTCCATCAAAGGAATTAGGCGCTCAGTTCTAACCATGCCAGTAGCGCTCTCACTTTTATCACCTTCAAGATGACCTTTACCGCCTGCTTTTCTTATCTGAACATTCTCAGGAACAGGCATATTAAATTGTCTTTGATTTAACATTATGCCTGCATCTCTTTAGGATTTTTATATGTGCGTTTTCTTGCAGGACGTTTGCTGTCTTTACCTGCTACCCAAGAAGAGAAGGTTGGAGAATCATTTCTTCTTAATCCATTCCAATTACCTGTAACAGGATCTGCTTCAGGTCCAGAGATACCTGTAACCTTTACTTTTGCGCCAGGTTTAACTGGAACTTCTTTTTCTGGACGTTTCATTGCTTTATCTCTTAAATCAACTTGAGCACGACTTAGTTTTTGAGTGTTCATCTCTACAGCACTGATAGGAACTTCGGCATGCATGACGGTGCCAAAGGATCCAGCAAATCTTCTTGCTACTTGAGGATCTGCTGACCAATGCATTCCAAGAGGTGCATCCTTTTTAAACTTACGAGTCACACCACGGTGTACTTGAAAAGTTAATTCTGATTGATCCCACTGTTGTTTAGATAAGTTATCTTGAGCAGCCATTATGCTTTCCACTTCCTTGGTGGATTGTATGTGCGTGTGCGATCTCGGTTATCACTTAACTTAGTGACAGCAGTTACGTGCACGGTGCTGCCCTTCTTAACAGGAACTTCATTCTCCCAATACTCATCGTAGACTTGGTTCTTCTTTAATACATCAGGACGAGTTTCACGACTCTTTTTAGCCACCTGTCCTTCAATTACAACACCAGGTCCACGCCGAATAGGATTTCTTGCAAAGCCGACGGCTCTCTCTGGATCCTCTGTCCAATGCATGCCGAGGGGTTTTTTTACATCGGTAGTAAAACTTAAACCACGATACAGAGTATGAAATTGTTTAGGAGATAGATTATTCATCTTCTTCCCTTGGCTCAGATCTCTTAGGCTTTCTTACGTTGTAACCTAACTTTGGTCCTTGCATTAAATCTTTAATTCCTTCAACACTCGCCATCTGTGTTTTATTTAAATTGTTGTTTACCCATGCAGAAATATAATCAGCACCGCCTTCTTCATTTACATCTTTAACTTTAAACCTTTCCTGGACGGACTTTTTTCCGTAAGAAGATCTAGAGTAACCACTCTTTGAAAAAGCCTTCTTCTTCATTTCTTATCCTTGGGAGTAAAGTGATCATGAGGTTCACCAATGCCAAATTGTTCTTGATCATGTAAGTGTTTGTGAAAATCAAGACGAGTCTTATGTGAGCCATCTTCATTAGGTGTAGACATAAATGCATTTGATTCTTCAAAAGTCATGGCATGCTTATGATACTTAAGGGAGTGCCAGTCAACTTGCCACTTATCTGTTGGATGTGGAATCCACTTCTTATTACTCATATAGACATCCATCCCGCATACTTAGCATCAGGATTATCTATATGCCATTGCTTCATTAAGTTATTTTGTTTTTGCCAGTTAGTGTCGTGAGTATCAAGACCGCACTTAGGGCACAGAGTTACGCCCATACTCTTGTAGACATGCTCACACATGGTCGTCATGGGTTCACCTGACGCTTTGCCACTAATTCATCAAAATCTTTTATCTTCGTGTCGCCACCATATGTCCAAGCATAACCTTCATTAATTAATCTCTGATTAAGCGACACATCTGATCCGTCTAAGAATACCCAACCTAGTATACGTCCGTACTTCTCTGATGAGTCAGGCTTCTCTGTCTTGATTACTACGTCTTTTGCCGCCGCTAATTCTTTTTTAAGTTTTTCTTTAACCTCCAAGCCGAGGGCTTTTTCTTTCAGATTGATTGTACGACTCTCAGGTGTATCTATACCTGCTAGGCGCACACGGGAGAAGAAGGAGATAGAGAAACCTAAATCAATATCAACATCGATAGTATCGCCATCAACTACCTTAACAACTTTCTTGACACGATACTCATACATTATTTTTTAACCTTTGGTCGGTATGGCTCAAGACGTGATTTAACTGTGCCATCCTTTCGCATGATGACTATCCAGCCCTCTTTAATCTGCATCTTGTTAAATGGCTCGTTACGTGAATACTTGGCGCTCATGCTTTGGTACTACTTGCTGTGTTAGTGGCTTGAGATGGTGGAGTCATTTGCATTGCAACATTTACATACATCTCTTTTGGCATTATCTTAACTCCAAATTGTTGAGGGGATAAATTTTGGGCGCTCATTTGTGTTCTCCCATAATAAGAAACCCAGTAGAAGAAGAGTAATGAGTTTCATCCTTGAATTTACCTTTTGCAGTAGATACATCCTCTGCTAGTGGCATGACTCTATAGACCTTGTTCTCTCCGATTTCACCAGATGGCATTTTAGTCTTGCCAAATAATTCAGCAGAGCCTGGATCGCTAGTTGCATATGCTAAGCCACCTGTACCAGGTCTGATTATGTGATCTTTGATTACCGCTTTGGTTCCATGGTACATGGGGCCGAATTGCTCTCTAGATAGATTGCTCATTAGAACAACTTAAACTTTACTGATCCAGGTTTTTCTGTACTTAACTTCTTAGACATATGTAGCGTCTCATTAGATGCTGCCTTGCCTACATTTAGGATTGATCCTTCTGGAGTTGTCTTGTGCATGTAGTCAAACATCTGGCGGCCAATTCCTCCGCCTTTATACTTCTCATGCACACGCATGTAACCGATATTGGTATCGGCAATTACACTTGGCGCTGATTTTATTTCATTGCCCTTCTCATCCTTCTTAACAAATGATATGCCACTTGATCTTGGTGGCTCACGATAGAAATCTGAGTAACCAACTAATCCTGGCTCACCCTTTGGATTCTCTCTAACTCCGCCACCTTGTGGGTCAACTGCTCTTGGCGTTGGATCTTTTGGGTCGTATACAGAAAGACGGCGTGGCTCACCGTAGGAACGGATTGGATGTTGATACGCTGTCTCTTCAGGCATATCATGCTCAACGTAGTGTCTTCCTGCTGAGTCTTGGAATTCTGCATATCTGGCCATGAAGGTATTGTGACATTATGGCTACTGTCTAGGGGGGCTACTGCAAAAAATTTAAAAAGGGGGTTTAATTTTAGGTGTAAGACTTCTTTTTCCAGATAGTCTTTTTATACCAACCAAAAATTACTGAATCGCTATTTCTACTATTTAATCTACTCTCATTTACCAAAGCGGCATCTTTTTGTAAATTCCAAGATTCTCTTTTAAAAGGAATTATTTGGGCAATAGGTGTTCCTTTAGGTATTATTCCTTCAAATCCCTCTTTTAAAAAGAAGGGTAAGTTCCCATATGAGGACATAGTAAATTCTCCATCAATTACTGCACTTAAAGATGTGAATGGAAGATCGTGACGATTTAGGGGATGCGTTACTAAGAGGCTGTATCCCGCAGGAATTTTTATGGCTGAAGGTAATACCCACACATACTCATGTGGTAAATGGCCCGCAGGAACTGGTACATTTTTATTATTAAAATCTGCTCTTTGATTTACTACCTTAAAAGTACCGTTCCAGGTAACTTGTACTTCAGGAGATAAGGAAACTAATACATCTGCAGGAAGAGTCATTGCATATCCTGTTATAAAACTATCTAAGAATGGTGAGCATAGTTTAAATGTTTTATTTGTTTTAGGAAATACTTGCATTATATTGTTAACCCATTTAGGAGTTTGTTTATACCACTCTGGAATAAGTGGAGATAATTGACAAACTGAATCTGGGGCGGCTTCTGACTCTGATATGTACTTTAAAACTTTTTTACGATTTTTTAACATATAGTTTTATAGTTACCTATAAACCTTTCTGTGCCAAAACAACCTCTTATATCCTCTTAAAAATCTAGTTTTGACTATGTTGTCTTTTAAAAAATCATAACCCTCTGGAACTACTCCCTTTTTTGATTCCCAATGATCTCGTTTAACTGGTAGTAATTGTGCAAAAGGTGTTCCTTCTGGGATAGTTCCTTCCCATCCGTCTCGGATAAAGAACGGAAGAAATAAGTTGCTTGGGAAGACATCAGTATCAACAAACCCATTAAGTGTAGTAAAAGGCAAATCATATCTATGAGATGGGTGAGTAACCCATAGGCTGTACTCTTTTGGTGTTGAGATATGCCAATCAACTTGCCATCTAAACATAAAAGGATGATGAGCATAAGGTGTTGGATAGTTTCCTAATACATCTGGAATTTGAGAATCTAACACTGGCCATGTAACATTCCAAAAAAATCTTGGTAGGTATTCATTTTCTCCAATGTTTTTTACAATTAACTCCGCTGAGGTAGTCAACATATACCCAGAGGTTAAGGTGTCTATTAGAGGGACGCAGATTTTGTAAGTTGCATGAGCGCCATCTACCCACATTGTATTTTCGGTTTTAGATTCGCCATTAGAGTATATAGACTGGTCCTTATACCACTGAGGTACGGTATGAGTTCCAGGTTTTGGAATATCTATTAGATATTTAGAACAATCCCTTGTGGCATTAAACTTAATAACTTTTTTACTCATATTCCCACCCTACCATAAGTCATTTCCCAACTCTTCGAGTTTCAAGAGTCTTGGGCTATGTCTTCTAACGCTAATATACGATCTTCAATAGACTTAAGCATGACCTTCACTAGGAGATAGTCACATGCCAACCCAACAAATAGGCCAAACAAAAACCATAGGATGCCGTTCATATCATCTCCTCATTCTTATGGGTGTAGTGACCCCTCTGGTGGGTTCTCTCTCTGTGACAGTTAGAACAGACCACATCACACTTTCTAATCTCTTTGATCATCTTATCCCAACTGCCCGTCTTGTGTAAGGCTGCTGGGGTGAACTTCTTATCACTTGGATCACGATGATCTAGGTCTAAGACATAGTAAGGATATTTAACGCCGCAATCCATACATCCTCTATGTTCCTTGTACTTACGGATGTAATCACGTATCTGATCCTTCTTGGTCTTATTACGTAATAACTGGGCGCCTCTATTTTTAAGGTAGTACTTCTTACCTGCCTTTTTACTCGTCGCCTTAGCCTTATCGGACTTCCTGTCCTTATATGGCATATCTAGTTATTGCTGAGAAGAGTATAAAAATGCCGCAACAATCCAGAGTAAGGCAATAATCACCGACAAGATCTTCATTACTAGATATACGGGATTACCAGCCTTGCGGGATACCCACAATACGTATATTGCTACGACGGTCACGCAGGTTAATGCTAAGAAGTCAGTTATTAAGATCATTTGATTCTCCTATTTACATGTTGGACAGTAGTTATGCACCCGCAGATGTTGACGAGTTATAAAGAACTTCATGGAACACCTGGGACAGGTGACCATAATCATCTCTCTCTTTTGAGAGGCTCTCTTTATTTCTAATCCAAATAGGCGCATGAGGTACACCCTATACCCTCTTGGCTACTGCTTTGGTTAGTACTGAGAAAAAATTATTAGGGGCCTTCTTGGGCATCCTTAACTATCTGGGTTATTTGATCAATGGTGGGGGCCGATAAATTTAGACCTTTGATACCCTTAAGTATCTCCTTGGCCATCTGCAGGCGTGTACTAGCCTTTATCTCATCAAATAGGTGTGACTGCTGTTCCATAGCCTTATTGTATATAGTGGAGCGGATGACGAGACTCGAACTCGCAACATCCACCTTGGCAAGGTGGTGCGCTACCAATTGCGCTACATCCGCATATGACCTCATCCTAGACCTCTTTTGGCTACTGCTTTGGCTCAAACACGTCAACCATGTCTCCAACCTGGGGGGTCCCCTGTGCGCTCACGCTTAATGGTGGGGGGGTCTTGGCAATTTATTAGTGTTAACAATCTCCCCTGACTATTAATCAGGTGCGATCTTGTTAACATGCGCTCAATAACTATGTGTTCCACATGGCTTGATGACTATTTGATGACGGCATAACTAACTAGCGTTCGGCTACTGACTACGGCAACAGTTTGTTAATACGGATACCACCAGCCTATTAGCCAACTCTCCGAGTTGTTATCAGATCAATACATCACTATTACCTAGTGCCTTATCTCCTTGTAATAACTCACATAACCAAACGCATACACACAACTACATAGCCACATGTTCCATGTAGCAATTAGTATCTCTTGGCATCACATAACTATTAACTACTTAATGAACATGGAACATGTATCTATCTCTTATCTCTCTCTCTTAGTTATTACTGGAAAAAAATACTTCGGGCGCAATTTCCCACATAACTAATTAACTAAACATCTCTCACAAGGCGCACACACTTAACTAACTAACTTCATGCACGCCCGTTAAAGTTAGTTCGCAACTAACTTGCTTCCACCACCGCCACCGCCACCATGAGTAAGTTCCAATTCCGAGATCGCCAGTTAGCCCCCACGCTCAGGCTCTCACGCTCAGATAGCCCTAATCGGGCTTCTAGGGGGCTTTATAGCCTTCTACCCCCCATTTAGACCCAATCACCCCACCCAAACCCCGATCAGCCAGCCATGAGCCAGCGTGTTCCACGCTCAATCGGGCAATTCGGACATATCACCCACGCTGGAACTCGCTCTTATCAGGTGATCAAGGTCAACTGGATTTTCTGATACGATCTGCTCAGGCACACGACGATAAAAGTTTGATCTTTTTAGAAACCTCTAGGGGCAAAAGATCAATAATTTTCAAGTGAAAAAAGCCTAGATAGAAATTAAAATCTAGTGAACTTAATAAGTCATTAAATCCTTCGGGAACTTATTAAGGTGATAGCAAATTAATTAACTATTAATTACATAGAGAATTAGGCAAACATAATCAATATGTTTTCTATTAATTAATCATGGATAGTTTTGTTAATAACAAATGCCGACAGTATCCAATCTGATCTAAGCACTAAGAAGTTAATTAATAATAAATAAAATAAACATATTGCTATATGTGTTTTCTGCTATTACTGGCAATAAATAATCTGCGAATTATCTTTACCAGTAATAGTGGTGAATACATAATGTATTCAATACAACTTAATATAGAACTTAATTCCTTCCCCCCAACAAAAGGAATAAGTAATGAAAACAAATACATATATAGATACAAACGGAAATATCGTTGCTACTGGAACAATCTCAATTAACCAAATTGATCTCGTTCTATCTAACGGA